CTCGAGACCTCCCGCGTCGTGACCGACACCGCCGTGCGCGACCTCGCCATCCGCAACCTCTTCGGCACTGAGGCTATCAGCGGCAACGCGCTGAAGTACTTCATCCTCGGCGCCAAGGAGGGCACCAACGCCCCCGGCACCGTCGCCGAGAACGGCGCGAAGCCCCAGTTCCACATCGTCGAGGGCAGCGACACCGCCACCCTGCAGAAGGTCGCTGGCTGGTTCTACGAGACCGACGAGCTGCTCGAGGACAACGCATTCCTCAAGAGCGCCATCGACGCCCGCGGCCTCTACGAGCTCGACTCCGCCATCGAGTCCTATCTCATGACGACCCTGCTGGCCACCTCGGGCCTCGGCGCCATCGCCCAGGCTCCCACCGCCGACAACATCTTCCAGGCCATCATGCAGGTGAAGAGGGACAGCGGCTACAACGCCGACGCCATCGTCATCAACCCGACCGACTACCAGGCGCTCCGCCTCGCCAAGGACGGCACGCAGTACCTCGGCGGCGGCTACTTCTACGGCCCCTACGGCAACGGCCAGCTCGAGCTCCAGCCCCGCCTGTGGGGTCTCAACACCGTCATCTCCGACGCCGTTGCCGCTGGCACCGTCGTCGTCGGTGCGTTCAAGCAGGGCGGCTCCGTCATCACCAAGGCAGGCGCTGGCGCCCGTCTCGAGGTCATCACTGGCGACCACGACGACGCCATCCACAACCGCGTGACCGTGGTCGTCGAGGAGCGCATCGCCCTCGCCGTCCGCGCGCCCAAGGCGTTCGTCAAGATCAAGGCGAATTCTTAGACCATGGACGACATGCGCACCTATCGCGCGCCAAGCGGCTACTGCTACCAGTACCGCGAGGGCCATGCGCCCGACGGCTACGTGCTGGCCGAGCAGGCCAAGCAGCCCGAGGAGCAGCCCAAGCGGCGCGCGCCGCGCAACAAGGCGCGGAAGGCTGACAACAAGTAAAGGAGGGCGCCACGATGCTTACCCCGTGGGGCTATTCCATCGACGCGGACGAGATGCCCGGCCTAATCGACGCGACCGAGTACGACGCGGCGACGGGCGGGCGCTTCACAGGCGATGACCGCGTTCAGGCGGCAATCGCGGCGGCGTCGGCGGCAATCCGCAACTACTGCGGGTGGCACGTGGCGCCGTCACTCACTTGCACGTACGTCACCGACGGCGAGCGCGGCGACCTGTGGCTCCCGTGCGCCGCTTTGACGTCCGTCGAGTCCGTCACGTTCGACGGCGACGAGCAGACGGTGAAGGGCTACAACCGACTGGGCCGCGTGCGCACCGACCGACCGCAGCCGTGCGGCATCGGCAACGTCTCCGCGACCTACACGGCGGGCTACGACCTCGCCGCCGTCCCCGACCTTCTGGGCATCGTCGTCCAGCGCGTGACCGCGACCATCGCCCTCGGCGCGTACGGCGTCGCGAGCGAGTCCGCGGGCGGCGTGGCAATCAGCTACGGCGCCGCGGCCATGGCCGACAAGGGTGGCGCGTTCCTGCCCGCCGACGTTCGCGCGGCGCTCGCGCCGTATAGGCTGGTGAAGGCCCATGCTGCCTAGTTGGTGCAACGACACAATCGCCGTCAAGCGCGCGCCAAGCGTCACGCGCAACGGGCGCACCGAGCGCGACTGGGCGGCGGCGTCCACCCACACAATCGCGGGCTGCTCGCTCCAACCCGGCGCGACAGCGACCGACTTCGCCGACCCCGCCCGCGTCGAGTCCATCGACGCGACCCTATACGCGCCGCCGTCCGCGGACATCATGGACGGCGACCGCGTGGAGTTCGGCGGGCGCACGTACGACGTGAGCGGCGCGCCGCGTTCGTGGAGAAGCCCCACGGGCGCCGTGAGCAACCTGCAGGCCAACCTCCGCGCGTGGGCGGGCTGAGCCATGGCCCGCACGAAGGTGCGCGTCGAGGTGCTCAGCGAGGGCATCGCCGCGCTGATGCAATCCGCCGCGCTGGCCGCGGAGGTGGACGGCGCCGCGTCCCGCATCGCGTCAATCGCGGGCGACGGGTTCGAGGTGCTGCCCGCCGAGGTCCACGGCGACCGCGCGATGGCGCTGGTCGTCCCCGAGGACGCCGACGCCATGGAAGCGGAAGCCCGCGACAAGGTTCTATCGAAGGCGGTGAGCGCGTGCAGATCGTGACGCCAATCGACATCGAGTCGGCGCTGGCCGCAGAGCTGGACGCCCGCCTCGAATCCATCAACGCCCACGCGACGCCCGCGCCCGACGACATAGGCGCGGGCGCCGTCGTTGTGCAGGCAATCGGCGGCGGCGAGCAGACCGCCGTCTCCGACCTCTACGACGTGGTCATCTACGCGTTCGCGTCCACCTACGACGCGGCGCTCGCGACTGGCCGCGCCGTCTGCGGCGCCGTCCGCGTCCTGTGGATGGACGGCGCCGTGGCGGCACCCGTGACGTTCACGACGTCCACGGCTTCGCCGCCGTACATCGACCCCGACCCCGACCGCCCGACCCTCTGCCGCGTGACCGTGCGCGCCACGGTGGGCGCTCGCGGGCAAGCCTAGAGAAGGGATGACCAATGGCTGGAATCGATTCCAACAAGGTCTATCTGCCGTCGCCCGACCAGTCGGCGGCTACTGGCGCCATCGCCAAGGCGCCCGTCGGCACCGCCATGCCGACCGACGCCCGCGCCGCGCTCCCGAGCGCGTGGACCACGGGCGGCTACGTCGCCGAGGGTGGCCTGACGCTCAACATCAACCGCTCGACCACCACCATCAAGGACTGGGCGCTTTCGTCCGTCCGCGTGGCCACGACCGACTTCGAGACAACCATCGAGTTCGAGTGGCTTCAGACCGACGAGTTCGCCGCCGTGACCATGTTCGGCGCGAACAACGTCACGAAGACCGCCGCCACGACCACCGCTGGCGAAATCCTCAACATCGGCATCGGCCCGTCCATGCCCGAGTCTGGCGCGTTCGTGTTCTCGATGAAGGACGGCGACCGCCGCGTCCGCATCCTCGCGCCGAACGCCCAGGTGACCGCCGTCGGCTCGCCGACGTTCCAGCCGGGCGACGCCGTGAAGTGGCCCGTCACGCTGACCTGCTACGACGACGGCACGGGACACAGCGTGAACGTCATCTTCGACGACGGCAACACGACCGCCTAGCGCGTGAGACGGGGGAGATAATGCTGAATCTTGACGCGATCGAGCCGACCACGTTCGAGTTCATGCTCGGCGGCAAGACGTACACCATCCCGACGCTCGACAGCATCGACGCCGCGCCCGTCCTCGACGTCATCGAGGGCAACGACGTGAGCACGGCGAGCGTGACAGCGCTCTTCCGCGCCATCATCGCCAAGCACGCGCCAGACGCCATGGAGCACATGAGCATCGCCCAGCTCAAAGCGCTCACGAGCGCCTACATGAGCACGGGCGACGCGGGGGAATAGTCGCCCTCGCCCGTCTTGACCGCGAGACGGACGGGGCGCTCAACGCCGACATGATGGAGCGTCTGGGCGTGAGCATCGCCCAGGCGCCCCACGTGTTCGGCTGGCACGCGCTCGCCACGTGGGCGCGGCACCTGCCCGAGGACAGCGCCGTGTATCGCGCGGCGCACCCGCAGGAGCATGCGTTCGCGTCCGCGTACGGGCGGGCGTCCATCGCCGCCGACATCTTCGACGCGGTGATGACCGTCGCGCGCACCGTCGCGTCTGTGGGTGGTGGACGGCCACGCGCCGTCAAGCCCTACCCGCGACCGAACGGCGAGGGCGTGGAGCGCGACCACTTCGGCGAGGGCGCGATTAGCATCGCGGATTTTGACCACTGGTATTACGAAGGATAGGGGGCGACCGTGGCAGAGGGCGTAACCGTCGCCAATGCGTACGTCCAAATCATGCCATCCGCAGAGGGCGCGAAGGAGAACATCACCGACGCGCTGCTGCCCGCCGCCGAGGGCGCGGGCGAGGAGGCGGGCGAGCTGGCTGGCTCGGGCATCCTGTCCAAGCTGGGCGAGCTGAAAGGCCCGCTCATGGCGCTTGGCGGCTCGCTTCTCGCCGCCGTCGGCGTCCAGAAGATTGCGACCGCGCTGCTCGACATCGGCGGCGAGTTCGACGCCATGACCGACGCCATCATCATCGGCACGGGCGCGTCGGGCGAGGCGCTGGAATCGCTGCGCAACTCGGCCATCGAGATTGCGACCACCGTCCCCGTCTCGTTCGAGGACGCGGGCGACATCGTGCAGAACATCAACACCCGCATGGGGCTCGTGGGCGAAGACCTCGAAGCCGTGGGCGAGCGCGTCGCCGCGCTCGGCGAGCTGACGGGCAAGTCCATCAACCTCGACACGCTGACGGGTTCGCTGAACGCGTTCGGCATCGCGGGCGAGGACGCCGCCGCGACCATGGACTACCTCTGGGGCGTTAGCCAGTCCACGGGCATCGGCTTCGACCAGCTGACGGGCATCCTCGAAAGCAACGCGCCCGCGCTGCAATCGCTGGGCTTCAGCATGGAGGAAGCCGCCAACATGGCGGGCCTGCTCGACCGCGCGGGCATGGACGCCAGCGGCACCATGGGGCGCATGGGCAAGGCGCTTGTCGAGCTCGCCCAACCGGGCGAGGACGCGGGCGAAGCCTACCGCCGCATGGTCGAGGAGATTGGCGCGTACATCGAGGCGGGCGACGAAGCCGCCGCGCTCGACCTCGCGTCGCAGATATTCGGCACGCGCGGAGCCGCGCAGTTCGTCGGCGCCGTCCAGTCGGGCGCCCTCTCGCTCGAGGAGCTGGAGAACGCCGCGCTGGGCGCTGGCGACGGCATCATGGGCACCATGGAGGCGACCATGGACTGGCCCGAGCGCTGGGATTTGCTCAAGAACAAGGCGTCCGCCGCGCTGGAACCGCTGGGCGGCGCGCTCATGGACGGCGCGACGCAGGCCATGGAGACGCTATCGGCGGCGTTTGACGAAATCGACCCCGCCGTGTTCGAGGAGCTGGGCGTGGCGCTGGGCGACGTGCTCGCGAGCGCCGTGGACGCGCTCGTGCAGGCCATCCAGTTCCTGGTCGAGAACAAGGAGCCTCTGGGCGCGTTCTTCGGCTTCTGGCTGGACGGCATCACGGGCGTCATCGGCATAATCGGCGACATCATCGTGACGCTGACCGAGTTCACGGCCTACATCCCCGAGATGTGCTCGCAGATCGCGTCCGACCTGTCCGCGACGTGGAGCGCCATCACGTCCAGCGTGGCCACGACGTGGAACAACATCAAAACCACCATCACGAACGCGTGGACGGGCATCAAGACCGCCGTCTCGACCGCCGTGGAGAACGTCAAGAGCACCGTGTCCAATGCGTTCAACGCCGTGAAGACCACCGTCTCGACCATCTGGAACAACATCAAGACGGCCATCACGACACCTATCAACAGCGCGAAGGAAGCCGTGCGAAACGCCATCAACGCGATTAAGGGCTTTTTCAGCTTCTCGATATCGTGGCCGCACATCCCACTGCCGCACTTCGGCATCAGCCCCGCGGGCTGGGGCGTGGGCGACCTCCTGAAGGGCGTCATCCCGTCGCTGTCCATCAGCTGGTACGCAAGGGGCGGCATCATCGACGAGCCGACCCTCATGGCGGGCGTGGGCGAGCGCGGCGCGGAGGTCGTGTGGCCGAGCTACCAGCCGTATCTGTCCCGCTACGCCGACGCGCTGGCCGACGCCATGGACGGCGCGGGAACCACGAACTACTACATCGACGGCAGCGCCGTCGCAGCCGACGCGCAGCTGCAGGCCGCGCTCGAAGTGGTCGCGCAGCGCGCCAACGCGCGCTCGCGCATGGGAACGGCTAGGAGGTAGGGCGCATGGCAGTAATGACGCCAATCTGGCAGCAGCAGCCGCTCGCCGTCGTGAGCAACTACGACACCATCACGGCGTCCGTGCTGGTGGACTCGTCCACGGCGGGCGTGGTCTGGGACGTGCTCGACTCCGCTGGGACGTCCGTCTTCACGACCACCACGACGCCGACCTACTACAGCGCGTACTACAACCTCGCCGAGCTGAGCCAGCCCGTCGCGTCCATCATCAGCGCGTCGGGGGCCTACCAGCTGCGCGCCGTTGCCAGCGGCGGCGGCGAGACCAGCTCGCCCGCGCTGGCGTACTTCGAGGTGCACGTCGCGCCCGTGGTGACGCTCAACAGCCCCGCCGACGGCGCTACCCTCGACAGCCTGCCGATAGTCA